AATATATTTAAAAAATTCTTTTTTATTATTAGATTTAATAATTTCTCTCATACGAGTACCTGAAATACCCCCGGCTTGTGGTGGAACTAATTCAATTTCTGCATTAATATTGCGAGGTTCAGCAAATTTAGGGATATTATTATAACGCCCATCTTTAGCATCTTTTTCACCCATACCTAAAATAACTGTAGATCCTTCAGGGGCTATTGTTTCTACAAAATCATACACATCTTTTACAGGAGAAGGTGATTGTGCTACACTTATAATTAATTTTTTAGCACGTGAGTCAGGATCAAACTCTTTATAAAAATTCCATACTTCTAAAGCTAATTTAGACCCTATACCCTCTCTTTCTTTTTGCCCAATACGAACTATAACTTTATCGGCAAAATCCGCTAAATATTTTGCCATATTATAATGACCTAAATGAGGTGGTTTAAATCCACCCGGCAATAAAGCTATTTTCATTAAACTATAGTTTATTAATACATATTAATTATTGATACAAGATTTTCTTTTCTACTAAGCCTTGGAAAGTTAGTGGTTTTGCATTTTGTAGGATGTGTGTCATTTCAGTAAATCCTATTTCACCTGGGTCTTTATCTTGGAGCTCTAGCAAAAATATTTCTTTACCATATGCCATAAGTTCCTTAGCGTACTTAAGGGAATCATTAATAGCATCTTGATCTAGCGCAAGATATATTTGTTTTACTTTACTTCTAACAAGTTCCTTATATAATGTTTTACTAATACGTTTACCAAATAATGGTATAGCGTTACGTTTAAGTGCTATAGCATCAAATGCTCCCTCGCACAAAATAAGTGGTAAATTAAAATTAACTAACATATCGAACCCTATAATATCTTTTGATGTGGGGGGTAATTTATGTTTATGATATGCATCTGGGTCAAATGAACGTCCAACCCAATAATTTAAAAAACCATTTCTGTCATAGCTAGGGATAATAATAAAATTACTTAATGGGCCTTCTTCAATATATCCTATATTATATTTAACCACATCTTGGGCAGTAACCCCCCTAGATAACAAATAATGGTATGCCTTATCTCTAGTTAAGCCTTTACCTTTAATTAATGTAGTAAACCCTTCAGGTAATTGAAGTTGGTCTTTAGGTTTTTCTACCCGTTTGGTTTTAAAACTATACTGGGTATCAATACTCTGTAGTTCTTGAAACGCTGTATATGGGGCCTTAATAAATTTAAGGAGTTGTAACGCTCTAGCTCCCTTAAACCCACAAACCCAACATTGGTATTTTTGGGTTAATTTATTTAGGGTTAATTTTTTCTTATGGTGATTACAGTTGGGACATGTAAAAACTGCTTCGTCTCCTCCTCGGGCTGTTTTGCTTCTTCCTAGGAGACTTTCGAGCAAATATACCAATTGATCTTCCTTCATGTTCCCAAGGTACAAAGGGGAGCTCAAATATCAAAATCCTTCTTAAAATATCGTCCTTCAATGTTGTCGTTTAAATATTCATTACTTTCTAAAACCTCTAAACTAAATAGATATTTATTTTCTAAATAAGTTAGTTCCTTTTTTGAGAAAGCTGGTTGGAGTATTTCACGTTTAAAATCAGCTTGATTACCTTTTTTAACTTCTTCCTTAATAAATTGGTGTGAACCATAATAGGTTTTCCAATCGCTTTCTTTTTGAACCATTTTAAATTTAGGTGGTCGACCTTTACCCTCGTGGAGTGCTAGTTCTTTTTTACCTAATTTTTTCTTTAAATTATATATTAGCGATTTTTTACCAATATATTTTTTACCAGTGGGGATGTGGGTTGTTTGATAAACATACCCATATGTACCTTCTGGAAATTCTTCATAACTATTTGGTACTATCATGTATCGAATCTTACAATAAATGTGGTATCGGTTTCATCCGACATTTTAATTGGTTGACCTAATTTACCTATTACTAATAACTCTCCTTCTTCGTTATATAAACCAATAGTAGTTACATATGGTTTAAAATTTGAACCAGTTGCAAAATTAGCTAATTCTCCATCTTCTGTAGTATTTTTCTGTATTCTAGCTGAAGGATTTAGTGTAAAATTATACTCATCTTCTCCAACAGTACATTGATATTCATGCTCAAATATTAAATGACTATTTTTAAACTGAAGGTTAAAATTATCTATATTACTATCTGTTACATAATTAACATTGGCAGTGGTATTTTCTAATAATAATACTTCATTATCAACAGACATTGTATTAGAAGTGGCGGTATTTATATTAAATGCATTAGAATAGGCTCCTAAATTATTTAGAATACCACCTTCCATAGCATTATTAAAGCCACTTATTACATTTAATGAAGATGTATACTTGTAGTAATTATATTCATTATCTCTAGATCCTGTGATTTCACCACCATCTATTACTAATATGGGAGAATTTAATTGAATAAGTGATGGATTTTGGACTGTAAATTCATCAGTAGAGGGTGGATTTTCCTCTATAGAGGTTGAAGTATAAGTTTGGGGGTTTGTACTACCCACATTAAATGGTGGTGTGTTATCTGATATTTTTAATTTAATTTTTACTAAACTAGATGAATCAAATAATTGACCCCCTGTGCGAACTATACTATTTGAAGGTTTATATTCTTCTAAGGAGGCACTAGCTAACTTTAAAAAGTCTCCTACAGAGGCATTATCAGTATAATTAGGGACAAGATTATATAACAAGAATTGGGATTTATATTCACCACCAGTGGTAGTATCTATAGTAGCTGATGCTGTTACCCATTGATTTTCACTACTGAAAATATTATTACTATCCGATATAAAATCGTAATTGTGGTCAAGTATATTACTTAAGGTTCCTTCGTCTTCTGTTCTGGCAATTCTCCAAATTAATTTATTACCATTAGTAAAATTATAGTTTAAAGACTGAGAAATTATATATCTTGAATTAGCACTAAAATCATATGTTTTTTCAACTACAAAAGGAACATTTATAAATGTGTTTGATTGAGTTGAAGGGGCCGAAGCTGTAATAAATAAATGTTGATCTATAGTAGCATATACAACATTAGTACTAGTACTTACTATACTAGCTGTAAGATTCCCTGTGGTGAAGGGAAAACTAGTATGGGGGCTTTGTATTTGGAGTTTATTATATGCTGGTAAAAAATTAGGTAATGTAGCTTCTTGATCAAGCACTTGGGTACTTGATGTAATATAATATACACCTAATTGTGCAAAACTAGCAGATTCAGTTGAGGGAGTGGGTTTTAATGTATTACCATCCGACTCTACAGCATCTAATTCTATTTTCATAGAATCGCCTGCTTTAAAATACCCTACTTCAACTGAATTATTTGTGGGTAATGTATTTGTATCATTACCAATAGGACTAGATGCCAATAATATTCCAGTGTGGGTAGATCCAGCGCCAAGAAGATTTATATCCCCAAATGAAGCAGTTACTAATGTACTTCCTGAGTATATTCTAATTCGAGGAAATGCTGAAGAAAAATTATTACTGATATTTAACCCACTAAAGACATATATTCCATCTGCACTAGCTGTGGTTTCATAACTAGCACTAAGTTGAGAAGGTGTTGAAGGTACTGAACCAGTAGCCCCTATTTCTACTAAAGAACCTGTAGCATCTATAGTTAACAAAGGAAATTGTGAAACTATTTGTGTGGGACTAGTAACACTGGTTATATTAAAAGTAGAATTAGTATATTCACTTACTGGACCTAATGTATTCATGTAAGGAACAGGTTCATTTGTAATAAATGAAGTAGATGAACCTAAATTTGCTGTTGTTTGTGCTATTATAGATCCACTGATTTCTTTAACTCGGAAATTTTTAATGTAAAAACCTTCACCTGGACTAAAAGCTTGTAATGTATTTTCTGAGGAAGTATCAATTAACTCTATTTTAGTACGTAAATAACTTAAATGAGTATTTATAGTACCATTACCATCTATATTATCAAGATCTATAAATTTAAAGAAAGAACCTGACACTGTTGCGGGACCATATAATGAACTTGTAATATTAGTAGCTACTCCTTGAAATACTCTCTCTAAAGTTATTTTTAAAGTTCCCTCAGTTATACTATTAAAATTAGGACCTGTAGCTTGGTTAGAAGCACTAGTATGAATTTCATCTATTTGAACTGTATATTTTTTAGTTCGATCATTATCTCTATCATCTAATACTATAGAATTATTTATTAAAGCTACTTTATTAAGTTTTCCTTCTTCAGGTAATTGGCTTATTACCTCAAGAGTAGCTTCAGTCATTTCTAATGAAGGATCACCCCCCATATCTATAGTCATATCATATTCATCACTAGCAGATATAAAACGTGTCACTGTTAATGGAGTTACGCTAAGGGGGGTTGTAGCGAATGGTATAGTAGCAGAGTCACTTGCTATAACAACAGATCCCGAACGTATTTTATAAGTAACTTGTTTAAATGTCCCTGAATCACTATTAGTAAATTTAGGAGTCATTTTAAATGAAAGAGACGCATTAGATCCTTCGGGCACATCAACAATCTGAATATCAGCATTAGCATTAAGTAATGTATATCCTCCGTCTCTAAAATTTATAAATCCATTTCCCCCACCGGAGGTTCCACCAATAGGAATACCTATTCTAGTATCCCCATTAGCATTTATACCTGATACACCTACTGTGTTTTTTATAAACCCAAGATAATTAGGCATATTGTTTAAACTTCCTGTTAGAACTAATCCATCAATAGCATAATTGTTTATATATAAGGCCCCTGAGTTTGCTGTGTTTTGATCGTAAGAAAATTCAGTATCTGATATAGAAGAATCTGATGTAGGGAAGGATTCATCAATTAAAAATTGAGATGCACTTGCTTTTATATTAGTATTGACTAGGGTTGATGATTCGGATGCACTTACAGCCCACACTGTTGTTTTAGCTTCTATATTTGTAGAGTCTGTAGGATTAAAACCACCCGTAGAAGAGGAGGGGTGAAGAAATTGACTAGTTGATAATATATCTACGGTTTGTGGGGTATTATAAATACCCCCATTATGTTGGGGGAAAGTTTTAAAAGCCGTTATAGAAAATGTCTCACTTCTTTCTTGGGAAGGTTGGGGTTCAAATAATGAAAAATTCCCTACAACAGAGTCCCCTGTTTGGTTTGAGGAAGATATAAATGATCCTAAAGACCCCGTATTTTGAAAATCAATAGTATTATAAAGTGTGTCACTAAATACATTATCCTCTTCTAAAGAAAACTCATAAGCCCTAAATGAAGAAGAAAATATAATACCACCTTCACTCTTAAGTACTCTTAAATCAAAATCACTTGGAACTCCATAGGTGGGTCCTATAGTTACTTGACCATAAGCACTTTCGTTTATATTACCTAAAGTATTAGTAAATTTAGGTGAAGTAATAGTTATTAATCCGTTTTCATAAAAAACATTTCCTATATAAGGCAACCCAGTTATAGAAGAAGAAACATTAGATATTTGTGTATTATTAAGACCTTTATTAAAAATCATTAACTGTGAAATATTACCCCCCGCTGAATTATATTCACTACGAGTTCCTCCTCTATTACCTATATATAGATTAGCTTTATTTTTAGTAATATTAGTATTATCACTATCACTTCCCGTTAAATTACCATTTAAGTATATGTGTAAATTACTACCGGTTTTAACACAGGCTATATGATATAAAGTATCATCACTTAAAACTGCCGAACTAGTAGCTAAAGAAGTTATATCCTGATCGGCTCTAGCAAAATTAATTTGATTATCTGTAAGGTAAACTTCAAAAGGATATGAGGTTCCAGCATCTATTTCTGTTGGTTGTAAACTACCTGTTATCCTAGTATTACCATTTTCAGGACTATTAATAACGGTTTTGCTATAAGATTTAGCTATTAAATATTTGGTTCCTGAAAGTGTAGGGGTTTTATAATAAAAACTAATTGTAAAATCTTGGTTAGATCCAAAATTTATATTATTTGAATGGGGTGATTTTACATATCCGCTTTCTAAATTTATACCAGTACAATTTAAATCAGATAAATGAGTTATAGAACTACTAATATATTCTACAGTGTTTAAATAAAGAGAATCATCATAAATGACTTTATCTAAAGTAGATGGGGCATTCACTATGGAATATCCTGTGTTGTAATCTTTATTAAGATTACTTAATTTAAATCCTTTAACAGGGGCAATATATAGAACTCTTTCTTTATCTGTAGGGTAGTTTGTAAGGGCAATAGAAGAATCATAAAGGTTTCCTTTAGAGTCATCTATATAAGTTTCAAATAAGTTTAAGGTACTTTTTTGGATTCCACTCCCAAATAATCCCTGGGGTATAGAAATTATATTTAATTCTTTATATAAACGAGTTTCCTGATCTTCATACTCTAATCCCCCTATATTATTACCAAAATCTTTATTATAATAAAATTTATCTAATTGAAAATATTTTTTGGTTTCATTGGGGTCATTTAAAGAAAATAAATCTTTACTTTCTGAACTAAAACGTGCACTAAAAAAATCTATACCTAACGAGCTAGTATTATTAGCCGTTATGTTGTATTGTTTATGAGCCTCAAATGGAGTTCGGCTCACATCTGAAGCTTTTAGCTTCTTGTATACAAACATTAATAATCAAGTTTAACTTTAATTAGTGCTTCTTTAGTAAAGTCCTTAGTTATAGGTTGACTTAATTTTGCTACTGCAAGCAATTCATTAGCATCATTATATAACCCTATTGTAGTAATATATGACTTAGGAGCATCAATCATAGAATCAAAGTTTAAATTACCATTATTATCTATGAAAGTAGGATTTGTAGAATAGTTAAATTCTTTATTACGTGCCCTTATAAAATAGAATTGAGATGAGATAGTTTCTTCTGAATCTACTATAAAATAACCCGATGAAGAAACAGCATTAAACAGTTTTTCATTATTCTTATCTGAAGTATTAGCATTAGTAGCTGTACCTAAATTTAAACCCTTATCAGCAGTAGCGGCATCTAAGGCATCTGGATTTAAGATAATTACCCCAGCATCTGGGTAAAATAATCCATAGCTACCTGAATCTGTTACTCTTGTTAGATTTGTTCCTAACATGGTTCCATTAGATCCAGAAACTATATTATATTGTCTCCCTAAATTCGTTAATACTGCGCTACCTGTAGTAGTAACTGAATCGTCGGTTAAAAATAATTCAGCAGATCCTTTTTTAAGTTTAAAATTTAAAGAACCCGGTTTTAGGGATTGTTTATATCTAGCTCGTTCTACATTTAAAACATAAATATCATCTGGTGTGTGGTTATCAAAACTAAAATTACGAGTTTCAGTACCAAATACTAATGATCTATATTGCCCATATATATCTCTTGTAGCACTTAAACCAAAAGATCCTGTTTCATTAGTAAAATCTAATGAACCACTTCCATTTTTATGGCCATATGATATTGAATATTGAACTTCGGGGGTAATAGAAGTAGAATCAGTAGCAACATTAAATACGTCAATATAAAATTGGCCGCTAGAAGTAGCACTAGTAAATACTGCTTGGGTACTTGAAGTATGAGCAGTGGTTAAATTATTAACATTATTACTCCAAGTTGAAGTAGAGACCTTTTCAGTGTTAATTACTATATCGTCGGATGTTAAACGTACAAATGTTGACATGATTAATTTTTTATTTTACAGTTCCTGATACATTTTGATCAGCAGTTATTGCTATAACTTCTTTACTAATTTCTACAGGGATCGTAACTCTAGCTCCGCTATCCCTACCTTCTATAATAATAGAGGTTAATAGTTTATTAGAAGTACCAAATAGTGTTTGGGAATTAATAGCAGTAAGAGTAAAAGACTGACCTACTACTGATTCTGCTATAGGGGTATTTGAATAAGGACGTCTTCTAGACACGCGTGCTCCTTTTGCAGCGGTTCCTGTGAATGTTTGGAGTAAACGGCGATCTCCTATAGTAGCTATATATCCTCCTGGTTCTTTTAAATTACTAGTACCATTAAAATTAAGGGTAGTAGGATTAACATTTGTAGTAGATCCTAAAGAAAGAGTAATTTTAGATGTATTAGCGGTTACTACGGGCATCTTGGAGGTTCCTCTAGGAAGAGTAACTAATTTAGATTTCATAATATAACGATCATCAGGGATAGCTTCTAATATACTCATATTTTCAATAGCTTCCCCCGAGTATTGTGATCCGTTAGGGTGATTTTCATTAAATAATGTGTAATCTATTTCATCATCCCCTAAAGCAAATTGGGTTATATTGAAAGATCCATCCTGTTTTGATAAGGCTTCTCTTCCTTTTTTAGTTAAAATAGCATCTACTATTATTGTATTATTATTTAAATATCCCATAGTTATTTTATTTGTTTATAAATATATATCTTTTATACTTATTTTAACTTCCTCTAAACCCAAAAAATCTTCCATCAAATGGATTAAAATCATCATTTCTATTAAAACCCCCTTCAACATCAAAACCTAATTTATCTTTTAAAATTTTATTAATTTGGGGTCTTAGTCTGGGGTCAAAATTTTCAGGTATAATTATAAACCCTTCATCTCCAATACCATTTGGTAAATCTTCTTCTTTTATCATATCAACTAATAATGATGGTATTGGATTTAGTTTATAAATATTTACATTACCCGGTGTTGCATTTGGGTCATTAAATGAATAAAAATGAAAACTACCTATAGCATTTGGATTAGTAAATTGGGGGATATTTTTAAATCTCCCCGAAAATTCAGCATTAGTAGATCCTGTAATAGTTGAGTTAAAATCAATTTCAAAGGTGTTTACTTGCTTTAATCCTTCTGAAAAAGTATTAAATTTATATGGGTTAGAAGAAATAAATTCCATATAAAATTTATTTGAAGAAGGAGACTTAAGATGCTCACTTTTAGCAGTATCAAAAAATGTATTAAATTTTTCAATAACTGTTGGTCCTAAAATTACATTTGTTCCACTACCATTAACATCAGAATAATATTTACTTTGATTATTATCAAAAACTGTAATAGTAGTGTTAGGTAGTGAAGTATTAGAAATTTGGATAGAAAAAACTACAGCGGGAAGAATAGTGCCATCATTATTAATAGTAGAAGTATCTGAGCCAAAGGTAAATATATCACTAACTGCTGATCCGCTTATTTGGATTACTCTAGAAAGTAAACCTTCATTAAAGTCTACGTTATATGTGTTTTTTAATTTATGTTCTACACCTTTATCTAAAACCATAATAGATGCTTGGGATCCCATAAAAAAATCTTCTCTAAATGATCTTTCAAATCCTTTTCTAGAATTAACATCATTAAAATTTACTCCAACTCTACTTACAGTATCATCTGAATTTATAGTATAATAACCTTCAACATTAATAAAAGATTTTTTACTAAAACCTGGGTTAGGATTATCAAATGTAGGATTAGTATCATGTCCTATAATTCTATTCCCAACATAAAGATTTCTACTATATTTTTCAATTACAGGAGTTTTACCATAGGTAACATCACCCGCAGTAAAAGTATTTATTTTAGTGGCTTCCAATTGGTGACCATCATATCTACTTCCTTTCCAAGCTTTAGTTTCAAAAACAGCATCATTTAGTTCTACAGAAAATTCTTTATTTCCTAATAATTTAGCACCAAATGAAGGGGGCTTTTGTACAGGAGCAGCAGGGGTCCCTTGTGGGATCATTGAACTTAAAGTACCTTGTGTATTATCTTGTGGCATTATGTATTTATTTTTTAATCACCTGCGGGTGCACTATCCGAATCCGCAGATGTGGTAGGACCTTGATAAAAATTATTAGATATTGCTCCTGAAGACCTATTAGAATCTATATTAAAATCCGCTCCCGCAAATGTTGAATTCTGGGTTGTATCATTTATAGCATTATCTTCTGTTGGGTGGTTATATTTAGAAGTTATTTTATAATATTTGTTGCTATACCCGCCATATATGAAATTATTTTCAATATTCCCCGCAGATCCATCAAAAGTATTAATAACATTAATATCTGTTTCATTTAAAATATAATCAGCAGAAATTGATCCAGTTCCACAATAGTTGGCATTATTAATTTCTACATTAGAAAAATCTGTATTAGCATATGGAAATTTATCCCTCTGTAAATAGTGGGGTTCTATTACTAAACCAGTTTTTAGATTAGCTTTAGCGGGAGTAAATTCTTCAATAATCTTAAATATAGTATGATCAAAATATTGA